GTTCGTTTTCTTGAATAACATTGTTGGAAGAGCATTGTTGAACTTCTTCTTTTAGTCTTCCGATTTCTTGGTCAAGGTGAATCTTTAGTTCTAATCCATTATCCTTAAACGAAGAAATATATTTTTCCAATAATACCTTTTGCTCTTCAAGAAGTGAGTCAGAATATTGCTCATTAAATTTTTGAGTAAAGATTTTGTAAGTCAAAGAATCAACTGGGAGCATTTCTTGTTTTTCTTCTTCTGTCTTTGACATTGCTCCAATGACTTCTTGCTCCAAAAGAACTCTTGATTTGATAGGAACAGAAGTGTTAAAGATTTGAGATACTGATGCTAAATCTTTATAGTTGGGAATAAAGTTGGAGAAAAAGTTTGTGGATAAAGATTTATTAATCTTGTTAATAACTTTGTTTTGCTCATTAAAGAGTTGTTTAGAATCAATAGAAGATTTTTGTTTTTTTGCTTCTTCTAATATCTTTGCCGCAGTATCTTGAGCAACATCTTTTGTTTCTGTGATTGCTTGATAGATTCTTAAGTCGTTTAAGAGTGCGCTATCTTTCTTAAAGTGCTCTTTAATAATGCTTTTAATATTTGATTGTGAATTTTTGTCGTTACCTAAAACTGCTTTTGTCAATTCAACAACAAGACATTCGTAAATAAAAGCGGTATTTCTTTTCTTATTATGTTTAAACTTTGTCATTATTGTTACCCTTCTTATTTAATACTTCTATGATTTGGTTAATCTCTTCGTTATTTTTAAGTATAGAGTTCTCCTCTGTCATATAAGTAGTTTGTTTTTGCTCATAAATGCCTTTTGCTAAAGATGAGAGATCAGAGAGACCTGGAAAGACGTTTCTTTGAGTGTTTTTTCCTTTCTCGCGAGCCATTTGTCCATTCATGTTTTGTTGACGTTTATTCTTGCGACCGTCATAATTTACACGAGTATATTTCTTGCCTTTTGCGCCTGGCGTGAGATATGGCTGATTTCTATTTCCAGGGGTAGAGAGGAGAACAGAATCATCTTCTGCGGGTTCTTCAGTTGCACCTTCATCACCGGCACCAAGATCATCCCCGCCAAGATCATCACCACCGAGATCATCACCACCCATGTCTCCTCCCATATCTCCGCCCGTACCTCCGGCAGCATCTTCTGTGGCGGCTGTTGCAACAGCTTCGAGCGAGGCGTCAAGTTTTCTATCAAAATACATCTCTCTTTGATTGCGAACAATTTCATCATCAGATAGACCAAAGATATTTTTAGATACCCAAGCACGACTAAAGTAACCTTCAGTTGCAGCAGTTGCAATATCGAATTTAGTTCTCCAGTGCTCAAGCTCTTGCAGTTCTGCAATTTTCGATGGCTGATTCAGGCTCAACTTAAACGAAAGCAGATCTTTTCCACGGAAACCAAGGGTGTAAAGGTGAATCACGGTGATTTTTTCCAACTCTGAAATAATATTTCTTTGCAGTCTTGTAATGGTTCTTGCAAAGCGAATGTCTTTTTGTGCAAGAGTTGTTTTGTCTTCTGTTCCTTCGTCGCCTTGTGTAAGATAAGAGGCTGGGATCTTAAGAGCAGAAAACAATTTATCACGCAAATATTTTACATCATCGATGTCGCCGGTATAAGTTCCACCTGGAAGTGACTCAATTCTTGTACCTGCTTGTCCACCACGAACAGGAATAAAATAATCTTCATCAGTTGACATTGGATTGTAGCGCAAATCAACTCGACCGGTGTCTGCATCAATAACTTGATTTCTCTTCATTTGAGTTACAATACGTTGCATATGTTGCTCAACATCTGACTCTGGAATGCCACCAACATCGATGTAGAACACTCTTCTTTCAGGCGAGCGAACGACACGATAAGCCATCATCGCATCTTCCAATAGAGTTAATTGTCTCCAAATACGACGAGCAGGCTCTAAAACAGATGTTCCATAAGGAGCAAACTTGTCATTACCAAGGATTCTAAAGTGGGCAATTTGCCAATTTTCAAATGTTAATCCACCGCTATTCCATTGGAACTGAACATAATCTGGATTTGTTTTGTCTTCTCCTTCTAATCTTTCAATTTCTTGTGGAGGTAGACCAATAATTGACTTAACACCAATATCTTCATCGATATCTAAATAAAGAAAATAATCTCCATATTTACACATTGTCCTTGCCCAGCCATAAAGATTAAACTCAATGTTTAACACACTATAAAAAAGCGTGTGAATAATTGATTTAATTTCCTCATTAGGGCAAGTAATATTAAGCATTTGCTGGAGTTGTGATGAAGTAGTCATCTCATCTGCATAGATGTCAAGTGCAGAAGCAATCTCTGGAGTATATTCCATTTGATCAAAATCAACATATCTTTCTGATCTTGAGATACCTGCAAGCGATTTTGAATAAACGTTATCAAAAGGACTATAGGCGGTTTTCTTAAAACTCAAGCCTGCTGGAGAAGTAAACTTGTATTTGTCAAGTTGCCACCGCTTAAGTTGTCGGGGATTTTGTCTTTGGTATCTTGTGATTGGTCCTGATAGAAACTTTGTTAACGCTCTAAAAAGAGGGGAATCATTATTTTTGGGGTTGTTGCCTTGGTCGCTCATTCTGTTTATCCTTTTATTATCCAGTCGTATTTCTTATAAATATCTTTTGCTTCTTTGATTTTATCAGTTTTTTCATGGTTTTTGTAGCCTTGCATACCAGGAATTGTCGTATTTAACGAAGTTTTTGTAAAAATCATAGAGTTTAAGAACGTCTTTTTATAATTAACATCTCGTAAGTTTTCTTGCATAACTGTGCTTCTAATCCAGCAACCAATAGCAAGAGACATTACAAGGTCATCATTATATCCCCTTTGAGCTTCTGGTCTTCCATTTCTCCAAACAAATGTTTTAAGCTCCTTATAGGAACGTTCAGAGTTTAATACAATCATATCATTTCTTATAAACTCTTCTAATTTTGCAATAACCAACGGTCTGGTTTTTTGTGAGGTTGTAAATCCTGCTACCGAATTTGATATGTAGTCTGCTTCATAATGCTCAACAAACTCATGACTGCCTTTTGTTGAATAATATATGTTGGGATATTTTTGCTCTATCAGTTTTTCTAAAACAGAGAAACCAATATTATTATTCTCTAAAACGATCATGCAAGAGCCGTATTCTATTCCAGCGTCGTAAAGAATTCTGGAGTAAATATCCAACGTTGGTTTACCACGATATTCTGCAACCTGTTCCATTGTTTCAGACTCAAAAACATGAAAAACAGAATAATCTTGCCCATCTCCACGTGCAGTGTCACCTACAAGAAAGTATTTTTTTTCTTTATCGTATTCTTTCCAAATCCAAAAGTTTCTGTCAAATCCTGTTTGGTGCTTTGGCTCACAGAATATTTTATTTAATTTATCTAAATCATCAGGATGAACTACAGTTTCACCCGAAGCGTTAAAGCTACATTCGTATTCTTGTGCAACTTTTCTACGAGAAAGGTTTCTTGTTGTCTCCTCAAACCATTTATCATCTCTTTCAGGGTGGAGGGTCCAGTGCAATGTGGTGGGATGAAAATCATTATCTCCTGCATCAGCAGCGATAAAAGTTTTGTGAAACCAATTGCCAACACCGTTTGGAGAAGAAAGAGCAATACATCGACCACCAGCTGCCATTGTAGGTTGGAGAGCTGTCCATAAACTATCAAATCCATCAATGTGTGCTGCCTCGTCGATTACAAGAAGCGATAGTGCTTCAGAACGACCAGCATCTGCTGAAGTTGATGAAGCTTTGATTTCTGAACCATTATTAAGAACAAATGAAGAGCGATTGTCGATTGCAATTTGTGCAAGTTGATCAAACCAAGGTGGAAGGTTTTTCATCATTGCCTTTACTTTTTTAACAAGATTTGCTGCCGTGCTAAATTTTGTAGCAATAACCAGTATATTTTTATCACGATGAAACAACATCATCCACGACACATAAGCAGCTGTCACAGTTGAGATACCCATCTGTCTTGATTTTAGTATCACGTTGTTGCGATAATCGTTAAATTTTTGTAATAGTTCTTTTTGAAAATCCCAAGTCTTGAATGGAACTTGTCCACGAGTTGGATGTGAGATTTTGCAATAATTGTCAATAAAATAAACGGGATCTTTACCGCATTTAACTATCTCTTTAACAAGATCTTTTTTGGAAAGATACTGGGACATACATCACCACTGCCATCCTGCCACTTGCCGTTCGGTGTTAGAAATAGATGCGATAACATCTAAAAGCAATTTTTCGATATCTTTAAGCCAGACCCCTTCAAGTTCAGGAGATCTTATAATCGCAACCATTCTTTCAGTCAAGCCTAAAGTATCTTCTAAACTATTTTCAGAAATATCTAATACTAAATTTTCAAATTGACGAATTTGCTCTTGAAATCTGAACCAAGCCTTATATTGTTCTGAATCTACCATACCACCACGGGTCGGTCCACTCTGAATCCACGTTCTCGAAGTTGAACTATCCATAATTTCGTCTTTCAACTCTCTTAAGTAAATGTTGATCTCTTTTATATCTTCGGAGTTTTCTATAAGCGAAATAAGTTCGGACACTCCCTCTTGACCATCGCGAGTTAAGTATCCCGAACCGGCTGAACCGGGACCGCTCCAAGTAAGTTTTTTAACTATTCTTTTAAAACTGCGTACAAGTGAACTCTTTGCTCGTTGGAAAGTCCTGTCTGTTTCATTATTGTCTTCTGATATTCTATGAAGATGGCGTTCTGATTTTTCTTGTAGTCCTTGATTTTCTTTTTTTCCAACAATACTGTCAATGAAGCTTATCGCTGACAAAAAATTATTCATCCCTCTCAATACCCTATTCACCATCCTCTTGAGATCGATTTTTTGTTCAGGAGGTGGTTCTCCGTATTCACCAGACTTTATTCTGTTCAATCTTGCGTTTAGCATTAAAACTAAATCTTTGGTCCAAGCGAGGTTAGTGGCTTTTTCTTGTCCGCCACCCCATTGAGATAAAATTCCATCACCACCATCCAGATTATTATAAAGACGTTGCGCCAGGACAATCAATTTTTCCATAGCGGCAATTTTTTCGTTGTCATTTTTTTCTTCTAATAAGAAATTATCAATCTCTTCTTTGATGATCTTCTGAAGTATTTTTTTTGACAGCTTCACTTATTTACACCTATCTCTTACTTTTTTAACTAATTTTAAGGCTGCATCTTTATCTTTCTTAAGTTGAGCAATTTGCTTTTTTAAGTCCGAATCGCTGTCTTTTCCAATACCAAAAATCTCGTTCACTTCATCATCGCTTAATTCTGAAATCAAAGCAGCGAGTTTTTGTTGATAGTCTTTTGTGACTTCGGGAAGTCCGAAACTCTTATTCATTTGAGCCTCGTCTGCAAGCTTGGATATACTTCTCATGATTTCGCGTGGAGATCTTTTCTTGGGCATATTGTCCATCTCTTCCAAGATTATTTTTTTAAGATTTTCTTTTGTAAGCTTCATTTTCTATTTTTTTACCTTCTTATCAAGCTGTTTTTTTAGTTCAACGATTTCTCTTTGTTGAAGATTTAAAGGTTCTAAAAGATGCAGAGCAAAATTGACTCTTGCCCGCAATCCAAGGTTTTCCAAGCTTTTAAGAGTTGGAGCCATTACATTTTTAATACGATTAAGACCTTTTTCTGCTTTCTTAATCTGCATTGCACCAGGACCAGTTATTTTTTCATCACCACCCGGTTGCTGCTCTGATAAGTTTTTTAATTCTTCACGAATAATATCTCTTATTTCTTTTTCTGATAGTTTCATTTTTTTGGTTCCTCGTCTCTTTTACCTTTTACATTTTTAGGCTTTTGAGCACCAGGAAAAACAGACTCATCAAAACCAAGAAATTTTTTAAATGTGTCATTTAGTCTTTCATCAACAGTTTTGCCCATTTGTGGCTGATCAGGAATGCCACCAATCTTAAATTTTTGATTTGCTTGAACCCAAGAGCGAATTCTTGACATGGACTGAACAAGAACGTCTGGCTCTTTATCTTCTTTAGTTAAAGTAAGGGCGTTGCCTGTCACCTTCTTATATTCTTTTTTAATATAGTTTGCAATGTCTTGCATTCTTTGTGCAATCTCATCTTCAAACTTTCCACCATGAACTTCTTTTAGGTGAATTTCGCCATGATATTTAATGATTAGGCTATTGCCATGGATGCTTCCATTAAACCCATCAATAATTCTTTTGTCTAGTATTGGATCACCTTCTTCCCTACGAAGTCCAGTTTTGATAGGTTCTCCGTTCTCGTCTAATGCACCATCATATGTATTCGCTAATACTGTTGAAATACCACGAACGATTTCCAATACTTCAGCTGACATTACTCTTCACTCCCTTGAGAATCGTCTTCTGATACTGCTTGTTGTCTTGCACTAAATGCGTTCTCAACGGTCCCTAAATCCGTCACGACCTCTTCAAGATTAGCTATGATTTTATCTAAAGATGTTGATTTTGCAAGTTCGTCTTTGTAGATTTTTTTCTGTCTCTCAATGTCTGCTTTGGCAGCATTGAGAATATCTTCCGCATTATTTTTCATCTTGATTATTTTGTCGCCATATTTTTTTTGAAGTTTTGCTTTAACTACTTCTGCGCGACCTTCTCGGTATCCCTTCAAGGCTCCCTTTGCTGCTTTTTTAATTCCCTTACCAAGACCTGTGAATGCTGGTAAAAATTCATTTAGCTCTTCTTCAGAAAGACTATCAATTTCTTCCTGTACTAATTTTCGGAGTTCTTCTTCAGTGAGTTTAACCATTTTTCTTCTCTTCCTTCAACGTGCTGAATATAGCAACGATAACAACATTTAAATTTAGTCAAATAAAGATCATCTTGGCTATATCGAGTATAAACCTCACAAACCGGACAAGTTCTTTCTGACTCTCTGTTAAATAGTTTCTTGGGCATTAAAATACCATTAAC